ACTAAGAATAATTACAATTTTATTCACTTTTGAATAATTAATTATTGACTAAATTAATTCAATATTGAATAATCAACCTCGTAAACAACAAAAAGCCCGCAGTGAGTGGAATCAGGCGGGCTTGCATACAACGAGGTCAATTATGACAACAAACACTTCTCAAAACAAGCTAATCGAAACGCTAATTAAGCGTCAAGACAAAAAACGCTTTGTTTCTAAGCTTAAAAGCTTTGCTTCAAATGTTGCTGCATCTGCACTAATTGCAGCAAGCACATTTGTCTTTTTTGGCGTTGGTTTAAAAGCTTGTGAAGCTGAACAAGTTGCACAAGTGAATGCAGCTAAGGCACATCAGGAGGCTATGCGATGAACATCCGGTCAATCGAAGTGGTGCGTGCCGAAGTTCAACTGTTAGAACTGGCGAACGAACTGGTCATGCTCTCCACTGCTGACGATGTTGTTGAGATGAACGACAACCGCATCACTTTGACCTATGTGGGTCGTGGCTCTGAAAGCATCACGCTTTGCCTTGATGGCAAATATTCAGACAGCACACGCATTCAATATGCGCGTGAAAACTTGGCACGACTTAAAGCGATTAAGTCTGATCTTCTTTATTGGGCTGCGTAGGAAATAACTATGAATACATTTGTAAATAACACGGTTGAGGCAGCGCTATTTCAATCATGGATTGACGCTAAACACAGTGAAGACGCAGCAAGAGCGCAGCGTCTTGAAGTTGAAGCGCAAATTGTCACACTGGTTGGTGTTAAGGATGAAGGTGTGACTTCGTTTGAAAATGACCAATTCAAGGTGAAGACCACTGGCAAGGTGACGCGCTCTGTTGACACGAACGCAATACAGGACGTTTGGGAAGTTCTGCCAGAGGAAGTTAAGAAATGCTTCAAATGGGAAGCGAAGCTCGACACTAAAGAGTTCCGTCACCTGTGCTCTATGCGTGAAGACTTGGTTCCACACCTGAACAAATACATCACATCAAAACCAGCAAAACCTAGCATTTCTATTGAACTAAAGGACGCTTAATCATGGCGATCAAACTAACAACTACACGCGATAGCGTGAAAAGCATCAAAGTCTTGGTTTACGGCCAAGCAGGCGCAGGCAAAACCTGTCTGTCTGCAACAACTGGCGGAAACGCTTTAATCATTTCCGCAGAAGCTGGCTTGTTATCACTACGTGATACGGACATTGCAGTAGCAGAAGTGCAAAGCATGGATGACCTAATGGAAGTTTATGAGTTGCTTAAAAACAACCATGAGGACTTTAAAGACTTTGATTGGATCTGCATCGACTCGATTTCTGAGATTGCGGAAGTTGTTTTAAACAAAGCCAAGAAAGACCACAAAGACCCTCGTGCAGCGTATGGCGTACTGTCTGAGCAAATGCAAGACCTTGTACGTGCCTTCCGCGACTTGCCACGCAATGTCTATATGTCGGCAAAGATGGAAAAGCAGCAAGATCAAGACACTGGTCGCATGTTGTATCAACCATCCGCACCAGGCGCAAAGATTGGTCAAGCCCTCCCCTATTTCTTTGATGAAGTATTCGTACTTCGCATCGAAAAAAACCCAGAAACAGGCGAAATGGAGCGCATGCTCCAAACTCAACCTGATTTCAACTATCAAGCGAAAGATCGCTCTGGCGCACTGGATTACTACGAGCCAGCCGATCTTTCAGTTATCGCAAACAAAATCTTAAACACGTCAAACGCATAAAAGGAAATACACATGAACATGTTAAACATGCAATTCGACCAAGCAGAACTTAACTCAGCGCCAAGCTACGAGCTTTTGCCAAAGGGCAACTATGTTGCGCAAATCGTGAATTCTGAAATTAAGGAAAACCGCAACGGTGGCAACCGCTTGTCACTGCAATGGGAAATCGTGGACGGTCAATACGCTGGTCGTATCGTTTTCCAAAACATCAACATTAACCATGCAAACCCTGAAGTTGTCCGCATTGGCCGCCAGCAAATCGCACAGATCTGCGCTGCAATTGGTCGTAACTCGGTGAACGACTCTAGCGAGCTGCACCATCAGCCAATGCAGGTTCGCGTCATCATCAAAGAAGATAAGACTGGCCAGTATGAGCCATCGAATGAAATCAAAGGTTATTCAGCGCTAGCTCATGGCGCTGCTGCAAAAACTGGCGGATTCTCACAGCCACAAAGCGCGGCTCAACCGTCACAGGCTGCTTCTGCACCTTGGGCGCGTAAATAAGGGTCTGACTCATGGCTAAACTAACAATGATTCAAGACGAGCCAACGATTGCAGCGATCTACGCAGCAATCAAGGCGGCAAACAGAAGCTCACATCGCACATATTTGGGCGCGTCTTCTATTGGTCGTCCATGTGCTCGTGAATTATGGTTCATGTTTCGCTGGGTAAAACGCCCACAGTTTGACGGGCGCATGCTGCGCCTGTTCAACACTGGTCATTTGGAAGAACCACGCCTTATTGCGGATCTACAGTCCGCAGGCGTGGAAGTTCTGGAGGTTGATCCGACCACTGGCGAGCAATGGGCAATTGCTTTTCATGGTGGTCATTTCAGAGGACATGCGGACGGCGCGGCATTAGGACTGCACTCAGCACCGAAAACATGGCATCTCTTAGAGTTCAAAACCCATAATGACAAATCATTTGCAAAATTGCAAACCGATGGCGTTGAAAAAACCAAGCCTGAGCATGTGGCACAGATGCAGGTCTACATGCACGGTCTTGGATTGACCAGAGCCTACTACTTGGCACGAAACAAGAACACAGATGAGCTATACGGTGAACGTCTACGCTATGACAAGAAGCAAGCCGAATACTGGATCGAACGCGCTGGACAGATCATTTTTGCGAATGAACCACCGCTACCAATTGGCAAAGATGCAAGTTTCTTTCAGTGCAAGTTTTGCGACTTTACTGATTACTGTTATCGCACAGTTTCGGACTTGCCAGAGATTATGCCAGAGCGTAACTGCCGCACTTGCATTCACAGCACACCCAAAGAAACAGGCGGCTGGCTATGTGAGCAAAAAGGGCTATGAAGTTGATCAGGATCAAGGAATGGTATGTAAAAACCATCGTTTTATCCCGATGCTTTTTCCTAGCCTTGAGTTCACCCATGCAGATGAAAACCTGAATGTTTTCTACCGATCAAATACACAAAAGTACATAAACACAGAAAAAGGAATACTGCCATGTTCCAATTAAGACCATACCAGGAACGTGCGATTTCAGAGCTTTATGCTTGGATGAATCGCCACATTCAAGACAATAAAAATCCCATTGTGAATATGTGCGTGGGTGACAGGTAAATCAGTCGTTATTGCAGAACTATGCAAACGCGCTATTTCTGAATTTCCGCAAAACACGCATCATTATGACCGTTGCAAGCCGTGAACTTTGTCAGCAAAACTTGGAGAAGTTACTGGCAATATGGCCAGAAGCGCCTGCAGGGAGTTTGCAGTGCGGCGCTTGGTAAAAAGGACTTAGAAAGTCAGATTATTTTTGCCACCATCGGCAGCATTGCAAAGCAATGCAATTCACCTTGGGCGCGTGGACCTGATTATTGTAGGACGAGTGCCACAACATCAACATCCGAAACAATCTGGCATGTATCGGAAGTTTATTTCTAGAATGTGAAAGATACAACAACGGAAAAATACTGGTGATCGGCTTCACTGGCACACCGTTTCGCGGTAATGGCGTTCATCTGCACGATCCAGGCAATGAAAAACGCCTATTCGATTCAATCGCCACGACTGTTGGCATGGACGAGTTGCTCAAGAGTGGTCACTTATCCCCGCTTGTTGTTCAGGATGACACCCCGACACTGGTGGATACTTCATCTGTAAAAGTGGTCGGGGGTGATTATGTGATTTCTGATCTTGATGACTTGATGAATGATGATTTTGTCATCGAGCAAGCCACCAGTGACATTATTTTAAAAGGTGCGACAAGAAAAAAGTGGCTGGTCTTTTGTGTGACTGTTGAGCATGCCGAGAACGTCCTTGCATCGTTCATTAAGAAAGGCATTAACGCCAACATGGTTACAGCCAAGACGCCAAAGGCAGAACGTCAGGCCATCATTAACCAGTTTAAAAAAGGTGATCTTCAATGTCTTGTGAACATTGCCACGCTGACTACAGGCTTTGATGCGCCAGAAACTGATCTGATTGCACTGCTTCGCCCTACAAAGTCGCCAGTTTTATATGTGCAGATTGCTGGTCGAGGGATGCGTATTGCAGACGGAAAGGAAAACTGTTTGTGGTTGGATTACACCGAAACCACTGTTGAGCAAGGACCTGTAAACAAAATCACTGGACGCAAAGCATTTAAAAGTAAGCAATCGGAAGCGCCAACACGCGAATGCCCTGAATGCCAGAACTACATGCCTATTTCATTCAAGGAGTGTAGCGAATGCGGTTACATCTTCCCGATTGAAGAAAAGCCAAAGCACGACACGCGATCTGGAACTGCTGACATTTTGACAGGCTTTAAGCCGCCAGTGAAAGAGTGGTTTGATGTTTCTGGTGTTCATTATGCCAAGCACACAAAAAAAGAAACTGGCGCAAACAGTCTGCGCGTGTCGTACCACATCGGCGATATTGGTCCAGTAATCAGCGAATGGATTGCGCTCGAAAGCCAAAGCCAGTTCGCACGCAAACAGGCAAACGCCTGGTGGTTAAAACGCTATATGCCTGCGGTTGATTTTAACTGCATTCCCGAAACCGTTGCTGACGCAATAAATGCAAGTGAACTCCTTATGACGCCGAAAAGAATCTTGGCGCAAAAGGAAGGTAAATACTGGAAGGTGATCAATTATGAATTCAGTTAAGTTAAACAATATGCGCAAGGCTATGCGCATTCAGATTGAAAAATCAATCAATGAATACAACCAGTTGCCAAACGGAACGTGCCTTGAATGCGTGTTCATGACAAGAGGTGAAAGCAATGTGTGCAGCAAGTTTAATGCAGAGCCGCCACAAGAATTTATTGATAGCCCTGAATGTGAAGAATGGCGCTTTGATGGGTTCCCATCGGTTTTGGGGAATGCGACTTGGGAAGATTTCGACAATAACCTTCCATTTTGAGGTAACAGCATGAAAAAATTAACTCGCGTCCACCCTCTCATGAGTGAAGCTTTTGTGATTTGGCTGACTATGATCGGCTACAGAGGCGTGACAAATGCATCAGGTGTTTTGTTCTACTGCGAAGCGTCTGGAAAGAATTTCCCTCGTAACGTGATGATTATGGCGAATGGTCGATTGAATAAACCAGCGACCCAGTTGTTTGAAGAATTTAAAAAATACAATCCTTTTGGAGATGCAGCATGAGTACATTAAAAGATTTAAACAAGCATCTTTTTGATCAATTGGATCGCTTGGCTAAGGCTGACAAAGAAGGGCTTGAAACTGAGGTTAAGCGCGCTCAAACCATGCAAGGTATTAGTGCTGAGATTATCAAGGCACACGCTACTCAATTGGATGCGGTTAAGTTGGTCGCCCAACACAAATGGCTTAAACCAAGAACAACAAGCCCCGCGTATTGCTGCATTGGCGATATTGAATGTCGAGGTTTAAATGAAATTTAAATACACGCCTGAAATGGATGCTTTTTTGATTAAGCATACAGCCATGCCCCGCAAGGAATTAACCGAGCTTTTCAATGCTGAGTTTGGTGTGAGTGTTAATGTGGATCAGATAAAGGCTCACTGTCTCAGAATTGGTGCTAAAACTGGCCGCACTGGTCGCTTGGAAAAAGGTCACGCTACTTGGAATAAGGGCTTGAAAGGCTATAAGCCAAGTCCTGAAACCTTGTGGAAAAAAGGAAATATTCCTCATACAGCAGCACCAGTTGGCCATGAGTACATCACTAAGGATGGCTATATAGAGTGCAAGTTTGAGGGTGAGCGTCAAATGAAGCTCAAACACAAGTACCTGTGGGAGAAAGCCAATGGCCCGATTCCAAAAGGTCATGCACTGATCTTTAGAAATGGCATTAAAACTGATTGTCGCTTAGATAATTTGATGTTGGTAAGCCGTGCTGAATTACTTGCAATGAACCGCAAATTTAAAGAATTGCAGCGTCCTGAAACTAGAGAAACTGTTGCGCTTTTAGCAAAGCTTTATGTGCAAAGTCAGCATATTGGAAAGGTGGCGTGATGACTGAAATTCAACAAACAAACATTGCTGTAGCAAACTTCATCATCGGCGAACTACACAAAGAGAAGCCTTTTAATTTGGTGTTAGATGCAGGTCAGACAGGTTCTTTATACAACATTGCGAGTGAGTCGCATCACTTGCACAGCGGCTTTGTTCGCAAGCTAGAAGCAACTTTAAGGCAGCGTGTAAATAATGGCACAGGTGTGATTCTTGAAGTTGGTAGTGATGCGGATTTGTATTATCACGTGCTGAGTAGTTACATCGCAGAGCATGACAAGTTTGGTGTGGTGGAGAGTTTGGGAGAGGTGTCGTGAAAGCGAATGAGTTTGTAAAAAAGTTTGGGTGGGAAGAAGCGGCTGAAATTGTTTGTGGTGTGCCCGAAAAATTCAGATTCAAATGTCTTAGCAATGTTTGCTGGGACAATAATACTTACAAGTATTCCGATCGCTTCAAGCCGAGATTAAGCCTAGTAAACATGGCCGACTTAAAACGCCTTGTTGAAAGTCATGAGCTGGTTAAAGAGCACGGAAGTATTGATAGAGCGAAAATGTATGCCGAAAGACCTTACACAGCCCCAGAGGTAGTTGATCGCTTAAAACAAGCCATCGCAGATGTGGAAAGCTGTATGGAGGTGTCCAGTGAATCTAATTGAGCAATTGGGTGGGTATGAGGCTGCAAAAAATTTTCTGGGTAGTGTTTCAAATAATAAATCGCCGCGTGAAATTTTGACTAGAGAACTTTTAGCATACCGCCGCCAGCACAATATTTTTGAGGTTGGGGATAAAGTTGTTTTCATCGAAAGCGAGTTGAAGAACCCAAGACTAATGACGGTCATCGAAGTTAAAGAGCCTATTTGTGGTTTTTTGATGGCTGAGTGTAGTTTAGGTATTACAAATGGGTTTTATCCGTCAAGGTATAGACACGCCACCGATGCAGAAATCAAAGCGGGTAAAAGATTGGAGGTGAATCAATGACAGCAATGGCAAACATGGGCAGCTTGGTTGTTGCCCTGCCACCTTCAGACATTTGGTTGACAGATGAGCAGGCGGCAGAATTTTTGGGTTATGCAAACACTTATTTTAAGGCTTCAATTATTTGCTTAAAAGGATTCCCAAAACCAAGATACATTATGACAAATTCAAAAGGTCGCAGATGGAACTTAAAAATGCTGTCTGATTGGTTGAATGGAAGACCAGAGGATTTGAAAATTAAGACAGGCAGACCCCGCAAAATTTAGCGGGGTTTTTCTTGTTTAAAATATGGATTACGCCAATATTACGCCAAAGTACAGATAAGTTATTGTTTTTATAATATGTATTGGTGCGCTCAGCGGGCACTTTCCGAAATTTAAGGTTTTCTTACTATTCCCTACTTTTCCTTATTTTTTCTTTGTTTTTATAGCTTTAAGTCTAGCTCATTGATTCAATAGTTTAATGTTTTCTTATTATTCCTTACTATTGCGCATATATTGATTACGCCAAATTTACGCCAAGACTTATTGAGGGAAAACTATGGCTACCTTTAGACAAAGGGGTGATGCTTGGCGAGTTGAGATTAGTGTGAATGGTACTCGGGAAAGTGCGACATTCGACACTAAGACTCAAGCTCGCGCATGGGCATCAAAACGTGAAACTGAATTAAGAGAGTTATCACGCGGAAAGCTACCTGATTATACATTAAATTGTGCAATTGAAAGATACATTGCGGAAGTATGCCCAAAGCACAAAGGTTGTGATGCTGAAATTAAGCGATTCAGGGCATTTCAAAAAAACTTCCCCAAGCTTTGCAAAAAACACATTGCCAAAATAACTACAGATGACTTTGTGACTTGGCGAGATGAAAGGTTAAAGAAAGTCAAGCCCGCTTCGGTTAGACGTGAGGGAAATATACTATCAGCTTTGTTTACAGTAGCGCGTACTGAATGGAAGTGGGTCTATGATTCGCCCATGAGTGATTTAAAGATGCCACCACCGCCAGCACATCGCGATAGACGCATATCAGAGGATGAGATAGAGCGATTGTGTATTGCTGCTGATTTTAACGAACAAACGCCTGAAAACTTTACACAGCAAATTATGATTGCTTTCCTGCTGGCGATTGAAACTGCAATGCGTGCTGGTGAGATACGTGGTCTAACTTGGGATCGAGTGTATTTAAAAGATAGGTATGTCACGCTTGATGAAACAAAGAATGGTACAAAGCGACACGTTCCACTTTCCAAGCGTGCTGTAGAACTGCTTGAGTTAATGAAGGGAATAGATAGCCATAACGTATTTACTGTGAAAGATGCTAGTTTTGATACGCTTTGGCGAAAGTTGCGGGATAAGTGCGAAATTGAGGATTTGCATTTTCACGACTCAAGACATGAGGCGTGCACTAGACTTGCTAGAAAACTCGAGGTTTTGGACTTGGCTAGAATGATTGGTCACAAGGATTTACGCAGCCTCATGGTTTATTACAATGCTACAGCAAGCGAGATTGCAAACCGACTGGATTAGCTTTAGTCGCATTTTAATGTATCCTAAAACAGCAAACCCCAACACGCCACGTTGCGTAGGGTTTGCCCATAAGGATTTTCACACCCAGCTTTT